CGGGGAAGACGACAAAAAGGGTAAGAAAAGTGACTCTTACTCAATGCCTTGGTTAAATTGGGGTGCATATGCTCAGGATATAACTTCTCTTCCAATAGCACACCGGTTTGAGCTTTCTCCTTCAGATATGCAAACTATTAACGCTATTGTAGATAAAGAGGCAAGTACAACCTTTGATAACATACTAAGCAGTCCTACTCTTAATAACGAAAATAGAACTAAAGCTCTTAAAGGAGGACCTGCAATTCAAAATGGTAAATTCCTTGTGTACAAAGACACATTAGATTATTTAACTTATGGACCAGGATTACGAGTAAAAGACGATAGCGGTAAAGATTTACCTACTATAGATAAGTTAAGTCCAGCAGAAATAGAAAAATATAAAAACTACGAGTATACTCTTGAAAGTGTTCAAACTGGGGTAATCAAGGCGTATAAAGAAAAAAAGAATGTAGTAGAAAACCGTTATCCTCCTAATATTATTAATAATTCTACATGGAAGCGTACCCTAATAGGACTACACTATCAATTAGACCCTAAAGCAAAAGGCTTTAATCAATTTATGTTAGCTGCGGAAAAGGGCGATACTGTTGAAATGGGTAAACAATTAATAGGTAATTGGACAGTCAATGGAAAACCAAGTAGATCCGATGCTCCAGGTGCTATATGGAAGGGTGCGACAGATTATTTTAAACAAATGCAACCTGACAAACTTGAGAAAGCTACATATACAGAGAATGATGTGTTAAGCTCATCAAATAATAGAGCAGTACAATACGCAAACAGCTTATGGGAAGAAAAAGACGTAAAAGAAGGAGAAAAAGTTACTACGCAACCTCAATATTATGGTCCTAAGGGTTTTCAAAACATAATTAAACCACAGCCACAACCTGTAGGAACAGACTTTTTTGGGGAACAAAGGCTAGGAGAATTGGGAACAGACCAACAATCACAGCCTTTACAACAAGCATACATGCCACCACAAGCACCTACAGCAGATCAAATACGATTAGCAGGTGGTTTAGATGCTTTTGCTAGAAGTCAATTACCAACAGGGACAGAGCAAAGAACAACAGGACTACAAGATTTACCTGTTGGTGTATCAGTACAGTCTGACGGACAGTTTACAGGAACAGGGGCTTTGCCACCACCTGTACCTCAACAACAGTTCCCCACTCAGCTAGGGGAACAAGCGACAGGGTTTAGCCCATACCCTGTTAGAGATGGAAAGGTACTTACTCCTGAGTATTTAGATAACTTACAGGATCAGGACATGGGTGGATTCGGTTCTGATTCAAGGATGTATGATATAAATAGAAATAAGATACAAACATCTGTGCCTTTACCTCCTGATACTCCTTATGGATGGGGAGTACCAGTTTATAGCCCTCTTACCGTAAGTCCATCAAATCTTCAGCCTTCTGTACAATCTCCTGCTGCAGGGCAAACTGAAGCATGGCTTGGACAACCAAAAATGAGTGCAAAATATCCTACGGTGGGAGGTCCTGCTGTAAAAGAATCTTCTCCTTTGGGAAAACCGTCAGATATATCAAAACTTATGCCAAAAGCACCAACGCCAGTTGACTTTGCCTCCTTAGAGCAGGACAGAACTATATCTGCTCCTCCTAGAAGAACAGAGAAAGCTGCAAAAGTGTTTAATGAAGACGAAGTTACACAACAACAGTATGAAAAGATGGTAGCTGACGCAACGAGAAAACAACAAGATGAATCTAGGAAGAGAGCCGATAATGCTCGTGATTCTGTAATACGACAAGGAGGTAGTGTGCAAGAGGCATTTGATGCGGCACAAACTGCTTTCACTGGATTTACACCGTCAGGCGAGATGGTTGATCCTAACATATCTGATCCTTTTTCAGATGTACCTAGTTATGGGTTTAACGAGGGTGGTTTAGCCTCAAAGCCTAAGAAAACTAAACCAAAAAAGCGTAACATCAAGAAAGGTCTTGGTGGTAAAATGGCTACCTGATGAAAGTCAGCCCCAACAAAAGGAGTAAATATTATGCCAGAGTTAGAAAACGTAGAAAAAGTAAAAGTTGCAGGATTTGTTAGTCCTCGCAAAACTAAAAATCAAGAACGTATTGAAAAAGATGAGAAGGAGCTTAAAGAGTTGCTTGATGCCGAAGGAGAAAAGAGTGAATCTTCTGAGGAAAACAAGGATGCTTCTAATGATTCAAAAGAAGAAGTACAAGATAAAGAACTTTCTAAGGAGGAGTTATCTTTTAAAAAGAGATACGGTGATTTGCGTAGACATATGGCAGATAAAGATAAACAGAATGATTCGAGAATTAAAGCTCTCGAAGAACAGTTATCAAAAGCTACTAAAAATGAGTTAGTTCTTCCAAAAACAGAAGAAGAAATAGCTGAATGGACTCAGAAATACCCTGATGTCGCAGGAATAGTCGAAACTATTGCCGATAAAAAAGCAAAAGAGAGGGCTAGTGACCTTGACAAGCGTATGCAGGACATTGAAGCAATGCGTGTAGACGCTGTTAGAGAGAAAGCTGAAGCCGAACTTTTAAAACTACATCCTGATTTTGCACAAATACGTGAGGATGATAATTTTCACGAATGGGCTGAAAAGCAACCAAAGTGGGTGCAAGATGCCTTGTATGAAAATATGGATGATGCTAAGTCTGTAGCACGAGTTATAGACCTGTATAAAATTGATGCAGGGATTTCGACAAAGAAGAGTGACACTAGCAGAAAAGCTGCGACTGCTGTAAACCCAAAGTCTAGGGCAGAGCCTGTCCAAGAAGAAAAAGGAATTTGGAAGGAGTCGCAGGTTGATAAAATGTCTGACAAGGAGTATGAGAAAAATTCTGAAGCTATAATGGAATCCATTAGAGCAGGAAAGTTCGTATACGACCTAAGTGGTGCCGCACGTTAAAAAAAGTGTTGACAAGGATATTTTTATCACTATAACTAATACCATACACGTAATAGTGTATGCTACTAAAGCAAACGATACCCTAAAGCTTACCAAAGACGTATAAGCCTAAAGAATTAGTCGAGCATGGAAGATTAAGCTCTTTACACCTTATGAACGCTTTGCCCTTACTGAGTATGTTTAGCTTATAACTATAAGCCTAACCTATTTATAAGGAGGACTAATCATGGCTTTTAAAACCGCTGCAGGTTACGGCAATTTACCTAATGGTAATTTCTCGCCAGTAATCTATTCCAAGCAGGTTCAATTAGCCTTTCGGAAAAAGTCTGTCGTAGAAGAAATCACCAACTCTGACTATTTTGGTGAAATCTCTTCTATGGGAGATACCGTCAGGATCATAAAAGAACCTGAAATCACAGTCAAGGAATATGCTCGTGGTGCTCAAATAACACCACAAGACCTTGATGACGAGGATTTCTCGCTTGTTGTCGACAAAGCAAACTACTTTGCATTTAAAGTTGACGACATTGAGGAAGCTCATTCACATGTCAATTTCGGTGAAATGGCATCTAATCGAGCTGCTTACAGACTTTCTGACCAATTTGACCAAGAAGTTCTTGGTTACTTATCAGGATGGAAGCAGTCTTCGCTAAGTTCTGTAGCAAGTGCAGCTAATACTACCGTATCTGGTACTAAAGCTGTATCATCTGCAGGAACAAACGAATTGCTTGACTCTATGTTAGTAGACGCTGCCGACTTCAACGGTGGTACTGCTAACAACTCTATTGTTGTTAAGCCTCGTGCAGGTGGTGATTCACTAAACACGACAACTGCTAACGCTACTCCTTTAGCTGTTATTGCAAGAATGTCAAGAAAGCTTGACCAACAGTACATTCCGTCTTCGGATCGTTGGTTAGTTGTTGACCCTGTTTTTGCAGAGCTAATGAAGGATGAAGACTCAAGACTATTCCAATCAGATTGGGGTGGATCAGGGCTACAAAATGGCTTGATTCTCAACAATGTGCATGGGTTTAAAGTCTATATGTCTAACAACCTTCCTGCTAAAGGTAATGGTGCAACTGGAGCTACTGCTACAGGTTCTACACACTACGGTGTAATCTGTGCAGGTCATAGTTCTGCTGTCGCCACTGCAGAGCAGATCAACAAAACCGAAACATACCGTGACCCTGACAGCTTTGCTGACATCGTTAGAGGTATGCACCTATATGGACGAAAGATTCTCAAGCCTGAGGCTCTATCTCGTGCATATTATGTTTCTGGATATTAAGGGAGGATAACTAATGGCAACTTATGATATGACATCATCCGACACCACTGGTGTCTCTTCCAACTCTATTGCAGCTTTACCATCGCAAACTGGTATGCCAGCAATGAGAATGATCCAAGCGTATTTGGATATTGACGCTCTCGTAGCAGACGGATATTCTGGTGCAGACGGTGACATCTTTCAACTAATTGAAATTCCTGCAGGAACACTTGTTCTTTTTGCAGGGGCTGAAGTAGAGAAAGCTTTCACTTCAAGCTGTACTTTGGATATGGACTTTGCTGCAGGTGATGACATGATTGACGGTGCTGACATAACTTCCACAGGTTTCTGTGCTGAAGGTTCAAATGGTCAGTCAAATGATGTTACCACAGGTGCTGCGTCTTTGTTCACGCAATTTCAATCATCAGCCGACACGATTGATTGTAAAATTGCAGGGGCTGCTCCTGCTACAGGACGGCTACGAGCATACGCTTGTGTAATCGACTGTAATGATGTTGGTGCATCAGGAAAAGCTGATACGGTTGACAGAGACCAATTAGCTTAAATTATAATCTAGGGGGCAAGTGTAACAGGATTGACTTGCCCTCTATTTTAGCATAAAGGAATTATTTAAATGGCAGATACAGTCACAAGTCAAACAATAGTAGATACTCCTCAAAAACTTGTAATGAAATTTACTAATACAAGTGATGGTACAGGAGAAAGTGCTGTTACGAAGGTAGATGTAAGTTCATTTACAGCAGGTGAGGGAGGTCCTCACTCTGACACGTCTGCCGCAACATGTACTGAAGTAAGAATAGATAAGATATGGGCAAGATGCAACGGAATGTCTGTAAGTGTCTTGTGGGATGCTTCATCAGATGTAGAAGCTATATACCTAGCAGATGGAGGTCCTGAACATTGGGACTTTAGTAGTTTTGGTGGTTTAGTAAATAACGCAGGAAGTGGTAAAACAGGTGACATACAGTTTACTACAGTAGGACACGCAAACACAGAAACATATTGGATTGTTTTAGAAATGACTAAGTTAGCTTAGTAAAGGGGAGCTATGTCAGGGACATATTTAACATTAACAAATAGCGTCTTGGCAAGATTAAATGAAGTACAATTAACGTCTTCAAACTTTTCTTCAGCAAGAGGAATACAAGTTCAAGCTCAAAACGCTGTTAATGAAGCGATACGATACATTAATCAAAGAGAGTTTAATTACCCATTTAATCATGCAACAGCCACACAAACTCTAACTGCAGGGGTTGTTAGGTATAGTTTACCTTCTAGCACAAAATCGGTTGACTACAATACAGCAAGATTAGTAAAAGACAGTGACTTAGGTACAAGTGGGGGTAGACTAGGGGTATTAAATTATAATGACTATATCAATAACTATATTACCCAAGAAGATGAAATTAATTCAACAACGGCTGCAGAAGCTATTGATACATCTGAAACAGAAATAGATTTAACAAGTGCTTCTGACTTTGATAGCACAGGCACAGTATACATAGGCAATGAGCAAATATCTTATACAGGTATAAGCTCAAACACTTTGACTGGATGTACACGAGGGGCAAACTCTACTACGGCTGCATCTCACGACAATGGAACAACTGTTACACAATTTACAGGGGGAGGAATACCAAGTCACATAGTAAGAACAGCAGATAATAATTACTTATTATATCCCTTCCCAACTAAAAAGTATTCTATAAAGTTTGACTACTACACCTACCCAACAGATCTATCTGCCCATGATGATACTACTAGCGTACCTGCACGATTTGATCCTGTTATAGTAGATGGTGCAACAGCCTTTGTATATCAATATAGAGGAGAAACAACACAATACCAATTAAACTTTGAAAGATTTGAACAGGGCATAAAGAATATGCAAACCCTACTTATCAATAAGTTTGATTATCTGCGTTCAACTTTTATACCAAGATCGTCCTCAGTTTCTTCAGATTTAACACTAAGAGTACAATAGTATGCCTGATTTATCGCAGACAGCCCCTGCGTCTTTTAACTGCGAAGGGGGGCTTGTCTTAAACCGTTCTACCTTTATGATGCAACCAGGAGAAGCACTGGAACTCGTAAACTTTGAACCTGACATTGAAGGTGGATACAGAAGAATAAACGGTTTTAGTAAGTATGTAAGTGCCGTAGTACCATATACAAGTTCTGCCAGTGAAAAAGTTTTAATGGTTGCAACATTTGGTGACTACGTTTTAGCGGCAAGAGGAACAAAGATATACAGTGCCACAGCAGGTGGTTCAAGTTGGACAGAAAGAGATACAGGTAGAACGAGTGCAGGTAAATACAACTTTGAGCGTTTTAACTTTGATGGTACAGATAAGATAGTAGTTGTAGATGGAGCGAATTACCCAACTATATTTAACAGTTCTCTTAGTGCTACGGATGCAAGTACAAGCAGTATTGAAGGGTCAAAGTATGTGGCAGCTTTTAAGAACCACATGTTTTACGCAGGAAAGTCTACAACAAAACAAGAAATAGTATTTAGTCAGCCCTTTGATGAAGACGCATTTAGTAGTGGTAGTGGTGCAGGAAGTATAAAGGTTGATGACACAGTAACAGGTCTTAAAGTTTTCCGTGATAACTTATTTATCTTTTGTGAAAACAGAATATTTAAGATGAGTGGTAGCACCTCAAGTGACTTTGCAGTCACAGCCGTTACAAGAGACATTGGTTGTATTAACGGAGACACGATACAGGAATTTGCAGGTGACTTAATATTCTTAGGACCAGACGGATTGAGAACCGTTGCAGGTACAGCAAGAATTGGTGACGTTGAACTTGGTACTATTAGCTCTAATGTGCAGTCTATATTTGACGAGAACTTATCAAGTGCATCAGAGTTTGAAAGTGTAGTAATACCAGACAGGACACAGTATAGAATATTCTTTACTAAAGATTCAGTTGCCAAAAACAGCACAAAAGGTGTAGCCTGTGTTTTAAAGGGACAAGCATTTGAGTTTTCAGAACTAAGAGGTATACGTCCTGCATGTACAGATGGATTTGTTAAATCAGGGGACGTTATAATACTACATGGTGACTACTCTAATGGGTATGTATATAGACAAGAATCAGGCAATGACTTTGACGGAACTGCAATAAACGGAAAGTATAGAAGCCCTGACATGACGTTTGGGGATGCAGGTATCCGTAAACACATGCAACGAGTTATTATTAACTACGCACCTGAATCAACCATAGACGCAGACCTTTTTTTAAGGTACGACTATGAAGCAAAAGATTCACCAAGACCTGCGGCATATGCATTAGATTCAAGTGATATCGCAGCCGTATATGGAGTAACAACATATGGTGGTTCTTCTACATCTTACGGTACATATGGTGGTGCATCACAGCCACTCGTAAGACAACCAGTAGAAGGTTCAGGGTTTGCAGTAGCATTAAGAGTAAATGATGGTGGGACGACAGCACCATATTCATTAAAAGGATTTCAGTTGGAATATCAATTAGGAGCAAGAAGGTAAATGGGAGCAACATACACAAGACAGTCTTCGTACTCTGACGGTGATACAATCACAGCGGCACATACTAATGACGAGTTTAATCAGTTATTAGCCGCCTTTGCATCAAGCTCAGGACATACACATGATGGTACAGCGGCTGAAGGTGGTCCTATTACCAAATTACTTGGTACGTCTATAACAATAGGTGACGGAACTTCAGGCACAGACATTACAGTAACATATGACGGTGAATCAAATGACGGTGTAATGAAATGGATGGAAGACGAAGACTACTTTGAGTTTTCTGATGACATACTTGTAGCGTCCACAGAAAAGCTACAGTTCCGTGATACAGCCTTATATATTAACTCAAGCACTGACGGACAGCTAGACATTGTAGCTGACACAGAAGTACAAATTGCCGCCACAACTATTGACATTAACGGTAATGTTGACATCTCAGGTACACTTACAATAGGTTCTGCAGGTATCTCTGAAGCAGAACTAGAGGTATTAGACGGACTTACAGTTTCAACTACAGAAGTAAACATCCTAGACGGTGACACTTCTGCCACATCTACTACAGTCGCAGACGCAGACAGAGTAGTAATGAATGACAACGGCACTATGGTACAGGTTGCTGTAACAGATTTGGCTGCTTACTTTGACGATGAAATTACAGCCATGCCTAACCTTACTTCCGTAGGCACACTCACAACCCTCACAGTAGACAATGTAATAGTTAACGGCACGACTATAGGACACACAAGTGACACAGACTTGATGACCTTGACCAGTGGAGTATTGACTGTTGCAGGAGAAGTAGACGCTACTACTCTTGATATCAGTGGAAATGCTGACATTGACGGTACAACTAACCTAGACGAAGTAGACATTGACGGTGCAGTACAGATAGACGGAGCTACAACCTTTGGTGTAGATGACACTGGTGTAGACGTTAAATTCTTTGGTGCTACTTCTGGTGCATATCTCTTATGGGACGAGAGTGCAGACAAACTATTAACTGCAGGTGGTGCAGTAGTAGATATAGTTAAAGATAAACTACTAATAGGTGGTACTGCAGTAACAACAACTGCTGCCGAACTAAACGTACTAGACGGAGTAACAGCAGGTACAGTAACGGCAAGTAAAGGTGTTGTTGTTGACTCTAACAAAGACTTAGGTACTCTTCGTAACTTAACGATTGATGGTACATTCTCAGATGGTAATTACACATTTGACACAAGTGGTAATGTAACTGGCTTGGGAACAGTTTCTTCTGGAAACATTACATCTTCAGGCACTGTTCAGGGTACAGTAATAACAGCTACAACAGGGTTTGCTCCTGACGCATCTGATGGTGCTTACTTAGGTACGTCTTCTCTACAATTCAGTGACTTGTATTTAGCAGACGGTGCAGTAGTAAATCTTGGAGATGACCAAGACGTAACTTTGACACATGTTGCTGATACAGGAATACTTCTTAACAGCACTAATCAACTTCAGTTTGGAGACAGTGGAACATATATACATCAATCAGCAGACGGTGTACTTGACCTAGTTTCTGATACTGAAATAGAAATTAATGCTACTACAATAGATGTCAATGGTGCTGTAGACATCTCTGGTAATACTACTATAGGTGGTAACTTAACAGTAAATGGAACAACAACTACAATAGATACAACTAATACTACTGTAAAAGATAGTTTATTAGAATTAAATAGTGGTGCGAGTTCTAACTCTAACGATGTTGGTATTATTATACAAAGAGGGTCAACAGGTAATGACGCTCTCTTTATGTGGGATGAATCAGAAGATAAGTTTGCACTAGGTACTACAACAGACAACGCAAGTAGCACAGGCAACCTTAATATGACAACAGGTACACTTGTTGCTAACATAGAAGGTAACTTAACAGGAACTGCATCAACAGCTACAGTAGCTACTACAGTAACTATAACAGATAATGAAAGTACAGATGAAGATAACGCTATTATATTTACAGCAGGTGGTGATGTAGATGGTGGAAACATTGGTTTAGAATCAGACGGTGATTTAACTTATAATCCTAGCACAGGAAGGTTGACAGCGACACAATTATCTGGTACAATACAAACTGCAGCTCAAACAAACATTACATCACTTGGTACACTGTCAGCATTAACCGTTGATAATGTAGCTATAGACAGTAATACTATAGGTCACACAAGTGATACGGACTTAATGACATTGACAAGTGGTGTTGTCACAGTCGCAGGTGAAGTCTCAATGACAACACTTGACATTGGTGGCACAAATGTATCATCAACAGCCACAGAGTTAAATGTGATGGACGGAGATACCACAGCAACCTCAACAACACTAGCAAACGCAGATAGAATTGTTGTAAATGATGATGGTACAATGAAGCAGGTAGCTTTAACAGATGTTAAAACGTATCTGACAAGTGCAGGGTATGTAACTGACGACCCCACAGCCCTTGCGATTGCCCTTGGATAGTTAAAAAGGAGGACTAATAATGGCAGATGACGCAACAGCAACTATTCAGGCAACTATATTACCTGATGAAATTGCAAAAACTATATCAGCAACAACAACTGTAACACCTGCTGATGCTAACGATAAATGGTATTACAAATTAACAAGCGTATCCAATTCAAGTACAGACTTGATTGCAGGATACTACACTGACTATACTGCAGTAGATGACGACACAGCACCAACGGCTGTAGCTACTGGAGATAAAGTAAAGTTTTTATATATTAAAAATGTAGACGGAAACAGCAGAAGTATTTATGTTTGCTTTGACGCAGGAACAGCATCATCAAGTTTAGGAGATGCCGTGACAATAGGACCAAACGAAGCATTTACAGCTAGACTTCCTAATACTACTGTTGCTGATATTCACGCTATATCTTCAGCTTCTACAGCAGAAGTTATTGTGGCTGCATTATTAGATGACGTAGCATAAGGGGGAAAAGTAGATGGCTAACACCTTTAAAAATAAAGTGTATGACGGTTCAACTACATCTGCTGATGCACTCATGCAACTGTATACTACACCGTCAAGCACTACTACTGTTGTTATAGGGCTGACGTTAGCCAACACTACGACCAGTCAGATAACAGCAGACATTAAGCTTAACTCTTCTTCTAATGTGTTCTTGGCAAAGAATATTCCGATACCTTCTGGTTCATCATTTGAATATATGGCAGGTAATAAGATTATTATGGAAGCAGGACATACATTGAGTGTGTCTTCTAATACAGCTAATAGTCTTGACACAGTGGCAAGTATAATGGAGATAACCTAATATGGCATATATTGGTAATCAGGTACAGTCAGGCTTTCACAATATACCCTCTGTACAGCGTTTTAACGGTGATGGAAGCACTACTGGCTTTACTCTTACAACAAGTGTAGGGAATGACCAAGACGTACTCGTATCAGTAGATGGTGTGGTTCAGGACACAGAAGCCTACTCCATAACAGGAGGAACTACACTAACATTTTCAGAAGCACCGTCTAGTGGCACAAGTAATATCTTCGTGAATTACCTTGGCTTAGTAGACACAAGTGTTGTACCTGCTGACGCTAACAAAGGACACTTTAAGAATAACGGTATGTTCAGAACTAATGCTCAGACATTAGAGACTAGCACTACGATTGAAGCTACAGAAAATGCTAACGTCACAGGTCCGTTGACCATAGCAAGTGGTGTGACACTGACGATTAACTCAGGAGGGAACGTAGCAATACTATGAGCAATCTTCTCGTACAAAATATAAAGCATACGAATGGCACTACGGCAGCCACTGTTAATAGTAGTGGTGTATTTGCAAGTGCAGGTCATATATTACAAACAGTTGATTTTACATATGATACAACCGTCACAACCGAATCAACAGGATATGTTGATACTGGTGTATCAGCAGTAATTACACCAAAATTTTCTAACAGTAAGATTTACGTTACTGGATTTCTTCATTGTAGAATATATGGTGAGCATGATCATGGTGTTTCGTTTAAATTAAGAAGAACTGTTGGTGGTACAACAACGGATGTATACACAGCACCTCTTACATATGAACATTATTTTTATGATGGAACAGCAAATGCAACAATCCATGACTCAATTACTAGATTTCCTATGTTTGTTGTGGATACACCAAGTTCAACATCAGCTTGTACTTACGCATATCAATACGCATCAATGAGAACTAGCGACAACAATGATACTCAAATGCAACCTGCTAGTGCAAATTCACATGGATTTATAATGGAAATAGCCCAATGACAACAGTAGCAACAGCATTAAGAAGTTTAGGAATTAAAGAGTGGGTACTTAGGGGTGAGCCTACAAATGAAACAGAGTTTAAGTCTATGTTTCGTAAAGTTACAGAAATAGATAGCAGTGGTTCAGCCATAGAAAGCTCTGACCCAAAGGACTTTGGAACTACTTGGAAGGCAGTAAGCGATAAGAAGAAAGCGTTGGAGGATGCAGAACCAATGAGACTTTTAAGGCTAGAAAGAAACAAAAGATTAATTCAAACAGATTGGATGGCTAGTTCAGATTTAACTCTTGCTAGTAATTGGAAAACATACAGACAGCAGTTAAGGGATTTACCATCTAGTGCATCACCAAAGTTATCAAGTGATGGGTCATTAGATATGTCATCTGTAACCTTTCCTACTAAACCGTCATAGGATAAACAATGGCAACTCTTAAAACAAACACACTCACAGGCACATCAACAGCAGGGTCTATTGCCGTCACAGGAGAGGGTAACTCTACAACTACCAACTTACAGCAGGGGTTGTGTAAGGCTTGGTCACAGTTTGATGGTACAGATGCAAGTGCTTCAGCTAGAGATAGCTTTAATGTAAGCAGTATGTCGGATAATAGTACAGGAAATCACACTGTTACCTACAACAATGATTTTGCAAGCACCAACACCTTAACAGCTAGTGGTAATGGTGGTCAGTTTTCAGGTGCTTCTGGAAACAATGTGTTTATCTTTCATAAAACTATTGCAACAGGAAGCATTATTGTTCAGGTACAAGTTGCAAGTAGTGGTTCAAACGCAGACCAAACATATATCTGTCATCTAGCACACGGAGACTTGGCATGAGTACACTAAGAACAAATGCCCTAGAGGGAATGGATGCAAAGAACAGCATTACTATTGTTGCAGGTGCAGGGAATGTTACCACTACGAATGTGCAAGAGGGGATATGTAAATCGTGGTGTCACTTTACAGGTAGTGGAACTATAGCCATAGATGATTCATTTAATTCTGCTAGTTTAACGGATGAAGGAACAGGTGACTACGAGGTTATATTCACAAATGCTATGAATAACGCAAATTATTCTGCTCAAGGAGCTACATCAGGAGATTCAATTAGAATATTTGCCCACGCCACTACTAAAATAGATAGGATTCTTTGTATAGGACATGACGGTTCACTGGAAGATGTAGCATCGGTAGCTACATCAGTAGATGGAGATTTAGCATGAAAACACCAGAATTTCAAGGAACACATTTATGGGATAGACTAGGGTGGGCAAAGCAAAACCTAGAGCCATACAGAAGTGAGTTCTGCATTGTATGGGAAGACCCTGACAACCTAGATGAACCTGCAAAGGTAACACACCCTGACCCTAATTGGATGGCTTGTGCATTGAATGGTGGCATACTACCACCTGTATGGGTCTATTGGGAACTCAAGAAGGATGAAGCAAAGCCTGACTTTGTGAAACACACACGAGGGTATCTGTTGCATAACACTGAGCCAGTAAAGGCTATGACAGAAAGTGAAGCAATAGAATACTTAATAATGAAAGATATACCTGAAAAGGTATGGAGAGATTATGAACAAGCCAATCATAAGCGTTTGTTTATAGTAAAGAAAGAGCAGTTACCTCAACATCGAACATGGCGTAATGCTTGGAAAATTGATCAAAAAGTGGCATAGGAGATATTAATGACCAAAACATTTATAACAGATAAGGACGGGGCAACCATAGATGCGTCTACTGCAACTGTGCCTTCCGACAGACATTTTAGAAACGCATGGAAACTTAATGGTTCTGTAATAGCAGAAGACATGACGGCAGCTAAAGTTATCTTCAAGGATAAAATTAGGGAAGTGCGAAAGCCTTTACTGGAAGCTCAAGATGTAGCATATATGAAGGCACTAGAAGATGGCAATAGCTCTGCACAGACAACAGCGAAAAACGCAAAGAAGGCATTGAGAGATGCTCCTGCGGCAAAAGCTATAACGGACGCAGATACGATTACTAAACTAAAAGCTGCTTGGGATACAAGCACATTGGGTGACAGCCCTTACGCATGAGGTAAATAAATGGCTTTAACTAAAGTTAGAGGAAGTGGACTAGGCACATTAGGTGACGGTACAGCTAATGATACAGCTATTGTATTTGATGGCAATGCTCAAGACTTTCACATTGGGTTAGACGATAGTACAGATAGTTTAACCATAGGTCTAGGCTCTGCCTTAGGTACTACATCACACATGGTCTTTGATGCTAATGGTCACATCACTAAGCCATTACAACCTGCTTTTTTGGCAAGACCTACTTCAACTCAAGCCAGTATAGCAGTTGGAACTACAACAACTATAGTTTTTGGAACAGAAATTTATGACCAAAATGGAGACTTTGCATCTAATATATTCACAGCACCTATTGGTGGAAGATATTTTTTAAATCTTCAAGTCAGAATGAATAATGTAGACATAGACGTAGAT